ACCAAAGTGGAATTTTTGAATGCAGTTGATCCAATGTTGTAGGCCAGTGAAACTAAAGCATCGAACTGATTCTGATTGAGTGGAACTTTGACCGTATTATTCACAGTCTGCTCAAACGCTTTCAGATCGTTCTGCATATAAGCTTTGGCTTGATCCAGTGTGCAGGTATCCCCTTTTTTGACACGAATACCATTTGGGTATTTTGTGGTGCCGAAACCAATAGTCCATACACCTACGCCATCATCATAGGCTTTCAGTCGCAGACCTTCAAAATTGCAGATCAAATCGACTCCACTTGGACTCACATGCATTTCATCTGTGGCGATACCCAGCATACTGGTGACATCATCGTAAGCAGTTGCAATCAGTTTGTCAGCAGCATCAACCTGTTTCTGGGTGAGTTTGCCGCCGCTAATCTTTCGCAAGAAATCAAAAATATGTTTCATGGGTTGTCACCATCTTTATCCGTATTAAAAAATTTAGGACGTGCACCACCCTTACCCCAAATATAGAGTTGTCGGGTAAATAGTGCGAATAAAATACTTACTGTAGTGTAAAAAAGGGTTCCGGCCGGACTTGGCGAATACTCATCTTTAACAAAAAGTGCTGCCCCAAAAAGGATCGACAACACCAATAGAAAATCGATGTGTTTTGGGAGTTGAATTTTTGGATGAAATGCCATGATTGCAAATGAAACTATAAATAATACCAACGCTGTTTTACTTATGATTAGCAGCATCTTCATTCTCCTTTTTGACTAAACCAAGAACTCTTGATCGAGCCAAACTCAGCAATGCTTCAGCTGTACTTTTACCAGCAGCACCCAGAATGAAACCAAATAGTTCTGGGTAGTTACCGCTAGCAAGAAATAAACTTGCCGGTTTAGCAAAGACCACACATAAAATGAAGCCCGCAAAGAATCCTATCCAGCGATCCCGAGTAGGCTCCTTGCTTAATAGAAAGCCAAAAGTCGCACCCAGCACACCCGTAAAAAGGATGTGTGAATGGTTCTTTATGCTTTCCAATACTTGACTAAGAAAGTCCATATACATCCCCTTTAGTCATACATCCCCCTATAAAATCGGCATTAAAAAAGAGCCTTTCGACTCTGGTGGATCAGTTGTGTAGTTGGACATTATGCCCCCTAAATTTTGGTAATAAAAAAGCACCCAGTTGGGTGCCTTGATTCACTTATACTCTTAACTCTTTAAAACCAAAGATTCTTTGAATATTAAATATTCTTGAGGTGATACTTGAGATTCAACCTGCAGGTAACTTTGATTTCCATCCAGGTGTATTGTGTCTGATAAGAACTCAGGACATTCAACTACATTTTCAATCTCACCAGATGATTTATCATAAACTGCATAATAAGCCACTTTTTATTTCCTCATTGTCATTGCGTGTATGTATCGCTGTGAAACACTAATATTTCCTCCAGTTACAGCAATTAATTGAAGCTGGAATGTGCCAGCAATGCCGGTTGAATCATGTCTTGAAATATTCATAGTCCCTGCACCTCTAGATTGGTTATCGATATTCACTGAGTGAGTATGTCCAGGATCGGCTGCAGATGTAAAACTAGAACTATTCACATTAAATGAGTGACTATGAGTTCCAGCAGAATTGGTTCCTGCTGAATCACTGAAGCTGTGACTATGAAAAGTACCGCCTGCATTTGTTGATCCTGTATTGCCGGAAACGCTCACGCTGTGAGAATGGCTACCTTCATTGCTTGTATTTCCTGAAAAAGAAACTGAGACCCCGTGTGAGTGCGATCCCGATAGTGATGTAGTTTTTCCAACAGTATTGGACTCTAGATAAAACACTTCCAGATTCTCAAATACTACATTTCCATTTTTCAGCACACGACATAGGATTTGCTGTTTAGTATCAAAACTATTAAAGCTAAATACAGCCCCGAAAGTTAAAATCGTATGCCCCATGTCAGCAGGAACGTAGAGCGTTTGAATTGTGGTATACCCCGACCCAACTTGGATTGCAGCCTCAGCAAATGCAGATACGGGTACTGTTACGGCATTGTCTTTGATCTTCAATGTGTCAACCTGAAGATCTCCAATCTTCGAGGTTGTAACAGCTAGATCATCTATCTGAGCTGTTTTTACAGCCAATTTATCAATCTTTGCAGTCTTAACTGCTAAATCTTCAATATGCGAAGTTTTGACAGACTGATAGTCCATCATTGCTGATTTCAAGTAAGCGGACACAGGAAACACTGTACCTGTCACCGGATCAGTGAATGGCGTATTGCGGAATATAAATGGGTAATAACCAGTGCTATTCCCTGAACCAATCGCGAAAGAATCAAAGTTCAGAATGAAATTCGATTCCTTGCCATCATTCACTCCACCCCAACCTGCCACTTTGCCGTTTACGTCGAGTTTGATGTACTTCTGTGCATACAAACCATTAACCGACTCACTAACCTCCTGAACGGTTGCGACGTTATCATTCAGTTGTGTTTGAACAATGTCAGTTCTTTGCGCCTGAGCCATATCACCTTCGATCAATGCCGATTGCAAAGTCCATGTGCCCGCAAAGCCTTCGGTTGAGCCAATCAAGTCCTCAGTTGAGCCGATTAATTTTGGATTGACTTGTGCATACACACCGTCAATTTTTGATGACATGATTTGCTGATCACCAACAATAAGCTCAACCTCTTCAACCACTGCGGCAACTGCCTGATCATTGCTTAACTTATAAGCAGTCAGTTGATTCAGAACTTGCTCGTCACCGGCAATTCTTTCAGATCGCTCCTGTGTAAATCCATCTTCTAGATTATTTACAGTCTGAATAATATCTGACACATCACCGTCAAATTCATCAATGCGATCAATTTTGGTTGCCAGATCCTGCGCCAATTGTGTTTTAGAAATTTTGCCCGACAAAATATCAAGCACAGCAGAAGCATCCGCAGAAGTTGTAGCGCTGACACGCGCAGACCATGGGCCAATATTCCCAATTCGGTCAATCAAACGACCACGGAAATATCGAGTCAGATTTGGCTGCATCCCTTGAATTTCATGAACAGTTGTTGGGTAGGCAAATAGACCAAGCGTTGCTGCATTGGCACCGTTTGCAGTGCTTGCAATCTCAATCTCCGTATAAGCGGTATCGAGCGCACCAACTTCAGGAAAATTCCAATTTAAACGGTAGCCAAACAAGATACCTGTCGCTGTAATGTTGGCTAAAGCAGGCGGTAAACCTTGCTTGCCTGACAAAGTTGTGAGCATTGAGTAAGTTGGCAGAGATACAACATCAAACGCTGAAATCGCAGTCACACGCGCTTCATAGTTGCCTGCATAAATGCCTTGTACTTCTGCTGAATTGTTGCCTGTGATTGGCAGTTTAATCCAGCTACCATCATCTTTACGCCATTCCACCTGGTACTTTGTTGCACCTTGTGCCTGTGGCCATGAGATAACCATAGTTTCTACTGCAAGGCCTTGCTGCACCATGGTTTCAGAAGTAATTGATACAGACTCTACTGGCGCTTGAATGGTTGGATTGATAATAGAAATCGGACGCTCATCAATAAAAGCGCCAAAGTCAATCGCATCATATTTGGCTGATTCATATTGCAAGCCAGTAATTGAAAACTGATGTTTGTCATCTTGGGTGATACTCATGATGCGGAACTTCATCGTTTTTAAGTCTTGAGCATCAACGACCCAAACATTTTCTGCTGCAACAGAGTCAAACGCCACTGTAACTGTGACCTTGCGGCCAATTTTCGATGACACAATACGCGCTTGCGCTTTACCATTTTCACCATTTACAACCAGTCGATCGCCTGCACGACACACCACATCGTCACGATCTAAAGTGATAATTTTACGGTCGGCACTGACAGTAGAAATACGACCACCATTGGCCCGACCTGCAAACAACTCATCCGCAATCTCAATCACGCGGCCCGGCTGCGGAATATAACCGTCAAGACCAACTTTAAAAGATACAGTGCGAGTTTCTAATTGCTCAGATTTTAATGCCCAAAGACCCGCTCGTTGTGCTTGGCCTTCCGATGTGCAGCCCCATGCATCAATCTCGGCAATGCGTACACCGAGCTTTGCAATAGCTGCTTCATCACGCACATACACATATTCAGTTTTGTAGTGATTTGCAGGATTATCCCAAGCCACTTTAGCAACGGTGTGACGGTCACGCGCACGGGTGCCTGAATATTCAAACATGCCATCAATGACGTTAGCGCGGGTATAGGTGAAGTAAGTATCTTGCGGAATATCAGCATCACAAACAATTGAATTACCATCCCAATAACTGATTGCGCGGAATACGCCAGCGAGTTTGCTTAAGATTACGTAAGCATCTTCAGTTGATTGTAGATACACATTACAAGTAAAACGCGGTTCCTGCCCGCCTTTGCCATCATCTACAAGCTGATCACAATATTGTGCCAGTCGATACAAAGACCACTTGTCCAACATTGCGGACGTTAATCGGTTACCCAGAGCATAGCGTTTAGCGGTGCAAATATCGTAATAAATCCAAGCCGGGTTATTGGTGTAGGCGCGCTTAAATGTGCCATCCCACATGCCTGCATAAGTGCGTGCCACTGGATCGTAATTTGTTGGAACCTGAAGCTTAATCCCTTTTAAATCAACCGCGACTTTTGCCACATTGGAAAAGGTTTCTGCGTCATATTGCAGACCCAGTAAAGCGGTATTTGGATAACTGAGCTTGAGATCAATGATTTCAGTCAATGCATCAACGTACATCTTGTCGCTGATATATTCTGATGTTGAGTTAGGTGTGATTCGACGAACACGGATCGTCCAACCTGTATCTGCTTGGGGTAGTTGAATAGTATGCTGACGCTTATAATCATTCGATGTTTTATCGGCAATCTGAGTATTTAGAACTTCCGCCCATGTACCGCCATCTGTTTGCAAATCAATTGCATACTGAATGGTGTATCCTTTTACATCGCCATTTTCAGCATTCTGTTGGCGTAACGGCCCCCATCTAAAACGAATTGACACAGCATCAAGGTCGGTATTGGAGATAGCTCGAACCCAAGGGGAGTCGGATTTCAACTCAACACCCACTGCACTCTCAGAAGAAATATCCGGAAAGCCTTCGATATGAGTCTGATCATTGGTGCCGTATCGGAAATCAGCCTGAACTCTCTCGAAGTTCCAGCCACCAGCCGGATTTTGCAAAGGTGTATCATCCAGATAGACTGATTGCAAGCCATTGGCCAGACCTTCAACTTCACCTTCAGACAAGCCATATTTAATTTTGGCGCGAGTGATAGACTGAGCTGAGTCAGGTGCAATGACCGCTTTTCTTGCTTTGCCTTGTCCAGCCTTTGCGCCTTTAATTACTGCGTTCATACTTTTCCCTAGACAATAAAAAAGGCGCTGTATGCGCCTGTATGTTCCAATTATTTACATCAAGTCTTCGGGGTACTGTCCGGCACTTGCGATGAATCCGCCCACTTCACGCTGACCATAAAGCACCGGTACTGGATTGCCCTGTGCAATTGTGGTGACTGCACCACCAAAGCCTTTATTGGCCTTATTGCCATCTTGGTTTTGATCCTGATTTTCAATCTTGGGCATGAGCATCATGGCAATACCACCGACCATCATGCCCACACCTGCGCCGATTAAAGCCATACCGACAGGTGCACCAACACCAGTAAAAACCATGACAGCACCTACTACCACCAATACAGCACCAATAATGGTTTGAACCGCACCACCCGCACCCTTCACTTTAGGCACTACTTTAATGACTTTAGCGCTGGTACTCATGTCGAGTTCGGTTTCAGAAATATTTTGCTTATCCTGAAAGACCGCAAACTCCAAGCCTTGTTCATGCGCATGTAGCATGAAGTGTTCAAACCCCGGCACTTGGACTGATAAAGCGCGCATGGCTTCGCGGGTATTATCAACAGCCAGATGAAATTCTTTGCCGAACTTCTTGGCTAGAATGCCGTACAACTTAATTGTTTTGAGCATATCGAACCACCTTTGCAACTCGTTCCTGCCACTGTGGACCAAAGATTTCTCGTACTGATTTACGGCCATAAGGGTGATGCAAGATGATTGATGAGCCGACACATGATTCTGTTTGCTCAGACTGAAATTGAGTTTGATCACCAAGCCAAATCACTGCATGATTGACATGCTCAGTACGCCCGACTCGGCACAAAAGCACATCACCGTATTGCATATCACTCACTTCAACAAAGCCTTCTTTCTCAAAGTTATCAAGATAAAGCGAAGGATTCTCTTTAGACTCCCACCATAAATCATCGCGATCATAATCTGAAATATGAACACCTAATTCACGTGCATAAAAATCACGAACAATTGCAAAGCAATCCTGAATGCCATGGATATAGTTGCGACCAACCAACGGTGCTTTATATCCACAAGGCTCATACACCTGAAACTCAACATCAGGATATGCACAAATCACCCAAGGCTTTTCATGCAATTCAATTTGAATTAAATCAATCTCAGAGGCGCGTGCTGAAGCATTCGGATGTGAATGCACATAGGCTTGGATTTCGCCTAAATCCTCAGCCTTAGCTAAGTCTTCATGATGAATTTCAAACTGATCTTTGTTGTCTGAAATATTGCGACACGGAATATATGTCTTATTCACAATCACACCACAGCATTCACCTGGATAAACTTCAGCAGCATGTGCTTGGATTGCTTTTTTAAGTTTTGCAGTTAGTTTCATACATCACCTAAAATAATGAGCTGGCAGGGAAAGCACCAATGCGTAGGACATTGCCTTTGCCAAATCGACACTCACAACCGTTTGTTCTTTTTGAGCATTTATCCAGAGCGGGGTTATCAGTAGGTTCATCTCTGTCCGTAAACATTGCTGCGCCTGTATAGCCACATTGTTCGCTGCGATATTCCCATGCGCAATAACTAGAAATCTGCCGGACTGGTATTTTCAGACCTTCAAAATCAATTGGGTTTGAAAGTTCAAATGTCACAGCATTTGCATTTTCAGAGGTCTTTTGCTCGATATACCAGAGCTGCTCTTTCGCTTCATTTGATGCTAATGGATTACCGGCACTAAAATTCTCAGCATCAAGATATTTAGCCAGTGTGGTAATGACTTTGAGCTTTGCGCCTGCGAAGTCGCCAAACTGTAAGCAGTAAGCAGAAACTGCGCCCTGAATGCCACCAATATTGTTTGTCATGCTGAAAGTTGGAGCAGAAGCCTTCCCATCAGAACGCATTTCTAGGCCAGACACCTCCAGCGCCATTGGCTCAAAAGTTTCACCCTGCCAAATGATGTTTCGCTGCCAAGCTTTTTCATTGCCAGAATCAAAGACTTTACCAATGGAACCTGTATCAGCACCAATTAATTCAGCCGAGCCGATGGACGTATAAATACGCTCCCAGTCTTCATAAGATATATGGCCGTGAAAGCGCAAGACACCCGCGCCCAAAGCGCGAGCATCCAGTTCAAACAGCGTGATCAGACCATCTACATA